TCAACGGTGTAAAAGATACTAAGGTAGTTTTTATGCCAGATCAAAAAGGAAGGTTTAATGTTAGTTGGGTGCCAAGTTTAAATCTTCAAAATAGAGTAATATTAAAAAATGGAGTTAAATATCCAGGTAATGAACACGTGGGGGCTTTTGGATGTGACAGTTACGATATTAGTGGTACTGTTGACGGTAAAGGTTCTAAAGGAGCTTTGCATGGATTAACAAAGTTTAGTATGGAAGACTCTCCTGCTAATACATTTTTTTTAGAATACTTAGCTAGACCTCAAACCGCTGAAATGTTTTTTGAAGATGTACTAATGGCTTGTGTATTTTACGGTATGCCACTGCTTGCAGAAAACAATAAACCAAGATTATTATACTATTTTAAACGTAGAGGTTATAGAGCGTTTAGTATGAATAGACCAGATAAAGTTTGGAACAAATTATCTACAGCTGAAAAAGAAGTAGGAGGTATACCAAACTCAAGTGAAGATATTAAGCAAGCTCACGCAGCTGCTATTGAGATGTATATAAATGATTATGTTGGGGTTAATAAACAAGGTAATTACGGTAATATATATTTTAACGCCACTCTTAATGATTGGGCTAAGTTTGATATTAATAAAAGAACTAAATTTGATGCTTCTATAAGTTCAGGTTTAGCTATTATGGCTTGCAATAGACATTTGTATACACCTGTTGCTAGCAAACAAAAGAAAAAATTAAATATACATATAGCTAGATATAATAACTCTGGTAATATGTCAAGAATAATTAAAACATAAATATGGCTTATTCAGGTACGTACAACTATTTTCCAAGTCAAGTAGTTAGTGATATAGAAAAACTCAGCTACGACTATGGGCTTAAAGTAGCAAAAGCAATACAACACGAGTGGTTTGAGTTTGACCAAAATAGAAGTAATAACAGATATAGAGATCAACAAGCTAATTTTCACAGATTACGACTTTACGCTAGAGGTGAGCAGTCAATACAAAAATACAAAGACGAATTATCTATAGATGGTGATTTATCTTATCTTAATCTAGACTGGAAGCCAGTACCTATTATACCTAAGTTTGTAGATATAGTTGTTAACGGTATGGCTGATAAAGATTACGAAATAAAAGCGTATACTCAAGATCCATACGGAGTAGCAAAACGAACAGAATATATGGAGTCGATGCTTCGTGACATGAATACTAAAGATTTTAATGATGAGATTGGAGCAAAGTTTGGTATTGATATGTATGAAAATGATAAAGATAATTTACCAGAAACAGAGGAAGAACTAGCTCTTCATATGCAATTAACATATAAACAGTCTATAGAGTTAGCAGAAGAACAAGCTATAAATGTTTTAATGCGAGGTAGTAGATATGATTTAATTAAAAAAAGATTTTATTACGATCTAGCTGTTTTAGGTATAGGTGCTTCAAAAACTAGTTTTAATACTTCTGAAGGAGCTATTGTAGAATATGTAGATCCAGCTGATTTAGTTTATTCTTATACTGAGTCTCCATACTTTGATGATTTATATTATGTTGGTGAAGTTAAAGAAATACCTATTAACGAACTTGTAAAACAGTTTCCTCATTTAAAAAATGAAGAGTTAGAAGAAATACAAAAAACAAATGGCTTATATAGAAGTAATTATTCTCATGGTGATAGATCTAAAGTAGACAATAACATAATATCAGTTCTTTATTTTAATTATAAAACTTACATGAATGAAGTTTATAAAATGAAAGAAACTAATAGTGGAGCTACAAGAGCTATAGAAAAAGATGATACTTTTAATCCACCTGAAGATATGGAGGGTAATTTTACTAGATTACAAAGATCTGTAGAAACTCTATATGAAGGCGCTATGATATTAGGTACAGATAAACTTTTAAAATGGGAGATGTGTAAAAACATGATGCGTCCTAAAAGTGATTATACTAAAGTTAAAATGAATTATAGTATTGTAGCACCTAGGATGTATAATGGTAGAATAGAAAGTTTAGTAAATCGTATTACAACTTTTGCTGATATGATACAGCTTACACATTTAAAATTACAACAAGTAATGTCACGCATGGTGCCAGATGGTGTTTATCTTGACGCTGACGGTTTAGCTGAAATAGATTTAGGTAACGGAACAAATTATAATCCACAAGAAGCTTTAAATATGTTCTTTCAAACTGGTTCTGTTATTGGTAGATCTTTCACGCAAGATGGAGACATGAATCCAGGTAAAGTGCCTATACAAGAATTAAGAAGTGGTAATGGTGGTGCTAAGCTTCAAAGTCTTATACAAACGTATAATTATTACTTACAAATGATACGTGATGTGACCGGGTTAAATGAAGCTAGAGATGGTAGTACTCCAGATAAAAATGCTTTAGTTGGTTTACAAAAGCTTGCAGCGCAAAATTCAAATACAGCTACAAGACATATACTACAAGCTGGTATGTTTTTAACTGTAGAAACAGCTGAAGCTTTATCACTTAGAATATCTGATATTATACAATATTCACCAACAGCTACAGCTTTTATACAAGCTATAGGTGCTCACAACGCTGCTACACTAAGTGAAATGGCAGAATTACATTTATATGATTTTGGTATATTTTTAGAACTAGCACCAGATGAAGAAGATAAAGCTAAGTTAGAAAATAATATACAAGTTGCGTTAGCACAAAAAAATATAGACTTAGAAGATGCTATTGATATTAGAGAAATAAAAAGTGTAAAACTAGCTAATCAGTTATTAAAAGTTAGACGTAAAAAGAAAGAGCAAAAAGATAGGTTGATACAACAACAAAATATACAAATGCAAACTCAGTCCAATACTCAAGCTGCTCAAGCTGCTGCGCAAACAGAAGTTAGAAAAGAACAAATGCTCACGCAGTCTAAAATACAGTTAGAGCAAGCTAAAAATGAATTAGCTATTGCTTCTAAAAATCAAGAAGCTTTACTTAAAAAACAATTGATGGAATATGAGTTTCAATTAAACATGAGACTTAGACAAATGGAAGTAGAAGCTTTAAAGACTAGAGAAAAAACAAAAGAAGATCGTAAAGATGAAAGAACTAAAATACAAGCTACACAACAAAGTGAGCTTATAGAACAAAGAAAAACAGGTGGTGCACCTAAAAAGTTTGAATCTGCCGGTAATGATATACTTGGAGGTGGGTTTAATTTAGGTGTGTTTGAACCTAGATAATAAACATTAATTTTTTATATTTTATATTATGGAACAAGAACTAGAAAAAGTTGAAGAAACTAAACAAGTGGAAGAAACTAAATTTATGTCTGAAGATGACGATAGTGTTATCAAAGTAGATTTAAGTAAACCACCACAAGAAAAAACAGAAAAAGAAGATGCCACTACAGAGCAAAGCACAGATGAGGTACCTGTTCGCGACGAATCCAAAGTTAGCGAAGAAGTACGTGAAGAAAACGTCGAAGCAAAAGTTGAAGAGCCTACCGGAAAAGAAGGGCTTCAGGATGATCAACCCGTTATTGAAGAAATAACAAATGAAGAAGCTGAAGAAAAATTAGCTTCTGTTATCTCAGACGTTGAAGAGTTAACTGAAGAAGTAGAAGAAGCTGTAGCTAAAGCTGAAGAAACTGGCAAGCCTTTACCAGAAAATATTCAAAAGTTAGTTGACTTTATGGAAGAAACTGGTGGAGATTTAGAAGATTATGTAAGATTAAACCAAGATTATACTGATATGGATAATCTAACTGTCTTACAAGAATATTACAAAATAACTAAACCTCATTTAACAGCTGAAGAAAGAGGGTTTTTAATGGATGAAAACTTTTCTTATGATGAAGAAGCTGATGATGAGAAAGATATTAGAAAAAAGAAAATAGCCTTAAAAGAGCAAGTTGCCGAGGCTAAAGCCTACTTAGACGGGCAAAAGTCTAAGTATTATGATGAGATTAAAGCTGGTTCAAAGTTAACGCCTGAACAGCAAAAAGCTTGGGACTTTTTTAATCGATATAATGAAGAGTCTGAAAAGACTGATGCAAAAGTAAAAGCAGCTAAATCTGTGTTTGATAAAAAAACTAATAATTTGTTTAACGATAAATTCAAAGGTTTTGAATACAATGTCGGAGACAAAAGGTATAGGTTTAATATTAAGAACATGGATAAAGTGAAACAAACTCAAAGCGATATTAACAACTTTGTCAAAAAGTTTTTGAATAAAGATGGTACTATGGAAGACGCCGCAGGTTATCATAAATCACTTTATACAGCTATGAATGCTGATGCAATTGCAAAACATTTTTACGATCAAGGTAGAGCTGACGCTTTAAAAGATAGTGTGGCTAAATCTAAGAACGTAAACATGAAGCCAAATCAAGTTCATAAGAACATTGATGTTGGTGGTGTAAAATTTAGAGTGTTAGGGCAAGACTCTAATGACTTTAAGTTTAAATTTAAAAAGAAGAAATAACATTTAAAATTAAAAACAAATGGCAATTACAAGTGCAAGTGGAATCGACGCGGCTCCACGTAAACAAACCCTTGCTTCAAATTATGTAGACTTTACATCGTCTGCTACTGAAGGTTGGGCACAACAATATTTACCAGACCTTATGGAAAAAGAAGCTGAGGTTTATGGTAAAAGAACAATAGCAGGTTTCTTAGCTCAAGTAGGAGCTGAAGAGCCATCTGCTGCTGATAGAGTAGTCTGGTCTGAACAAGGTAGATTACATTTAGCTTATACTGCAAAGTATGTATCTGGTAACAACAAATATGAAATCGAAAATGATATTGATGGAAACGATGTTGGAACTACTCCAGGTTTAAGAGTTGGTGATATGGTTATTATGTCTTTAGCTAACGCTACTGCTAAAGGTTATGTATCTTCAGTTGACCCTGACGGTGATAACGGTGCAGAGTTTGAAGTATTAGCTTATGGCGCAGCTAACATGGCAACTGCTTTAAATTCTACAGCTACAACTTCTGAATTAATTAGAGTTTTAGTTATTGGTTCTGAATTTGAAAAAGGATCTGGCGCAAGAACAGCTGCTAACGCTCCTAAATTTAAGTCTCACTCTAACAAACATATTATACTTAGAGATTACTACGAAGTATCTGGATCTGATGCATCTGCAATAGGTTGGGTTGAAATTTCTGGTGAAGAAGGACAAAATGGTTATTTATGGTATTTAAAAGCTGAAGGAGACACTAGAGCTCGTTTTGCTGATTACTTAGAGATGACTATGTTAGAAGCTGAAACTGCTGTTGATGGTGCTGGTGCAATTGGTGGCACTGACCAGTCTACAAGTGATGGTACTCAAGGTTTATTCCAAGCTATCACAACTAGAGGTCACCAAACTACTGGTATTACTGGTGTTAACGCTGCTACTGATTTAGCAGAGTTTGATGCTATCTTAGCGGTATTTGATGCTAATGGTGCTATTGAAGAAAACATGATGTTTGTAGATCGTACTACTAGCTTAGCTATAGACGATATGCTAGCTTCAATGAACTCTTATGGTGCTGGTGGTACTTCTTACGGAGTGTTTGAAAATGATGAAGACATGGCGTTAAACCTTGGATTCTCTGGTTTCCGTAGAGGTTCTTACGACTTCTATAAGTCTGACTTTAAATATCTAAACGATAAAGGTACTCGTGGAGCTCTTAATGATACTGTGAATAATATTCGTGGTGTTATTATTCCAGCTGGTGTATCTTCTGTTTATGATGAGCAGTTAGGTAGAAACATGAAGCGTCCGTTTTTACACGTACGTTTTAGAGCTTCTGAAACTGAGTCTAGAAAGATGAAAACTTGGGTTACTGGTTCTGTTGGAGCTGCTACTTCAGGTATTGACTCTATGCAAGTTCACTATTTATCAGAAAGATGTTTGATCACTCAAGGTGCTAACAACTTTATGTTAATGAACTAAGTTTATTATTAAGGTCGAGAGCTTCGGCTCTCGATCTTTTTTTAATTTTTTATTATATTATATTATGGCAAAGAAAAAAGAAACAAAAGAAAAGGTAGAGGTACCTGTTGTTGAAACACCGATTGTTGAAACACCAAAACCTAAAAAAGTTGAAAATAAAAAACCAACTTGGGAAATAAAAGATAGAGTATATAATTTAACTAAAGGTAGAGCACCTTTAACTTATTTAATAAGAGGTAGTAATATATATTATTTTGATGAAGAAAAAGGTTATGAAAGAGAGTTAAAGTATACTTCTAATCAAAGAACTTGTTTTGTTGACGAAATGGTAGGTGATCAAAGATTAGAACACATTATATTTCAAAATGGAACTTTATTTGTACCTAAAAACAAAACAGTGTTACAAAAACTTTTATCTTTATATCATCCACATAGAGGTGTTGTTTTTGAAGAATATAAACCTGTTGAAATAGCAGCTGATCAAGTTAGTATGCTAGAGTTAGAAGTTGACGCATTAATGGCTGCTAGAAACTTAGATATAGATACAGCTGAAGCAGTTATGCGTGTAGAACTAGGATCTAAGGTATCAGAGATGAGTTCTAAAGAACTTAAACGAGATTTACTTATATATGCTAAAAGAAATCCTGTTTTGTTCTTAGAGTTAGTTAATGACGAAAATGTAATGCTTAGAAACTTTGGTATTAAAGCTACTGAAGCTGGTATTTTAAAACTATCATCAGATCAACGTAGTTTTTTATGGGCTTCTAATGATAGAAAGTTAATGACAATACCGTTTGAAGAGCACCCATATTCAGCATTAGCTGCATGGTTTAAAACAGATGAGGGTATGGAGATATACTCTAACATAGAAAAGCGATTAAACGCGTAACTATCTTATAGTAGAGTAACCACTCTTTGTAGGGTGGTTGCTTAACTATAAAAAAATAATTAAATGGCAGTAAATATAAATACAGTATATCAACGAGTATTAACAATAGCTAATAAAGAGCAAAGAGGATATATAACGCCACAAGAGTTTAACATACTCGCTAACCAAGCTCAAATGGATTTGTTTGAGCAATATTTCTACGATGTTAATCAGTTCGGTAGAGCTAGAGGTCATGAAGAAAAACATATAGATTCAGTAGAAATATTAAAAGAAAAAATAAGTTTGTTTGAAGTTTACGATGCTACTTTAGACACTTACAGTTCAAATCATCACTCATTACCTACGGATTTATATAGACTGTCAAACGTAAAGCTTAGCGGTGTTATGGCTGATAACGTTTCTATAAAAGATTTTAACAATATGTTAGATCATCCGTTACTTAGACCTCACTCTAATAGACCTGTTTATATAAGAACAAGTGGAGGTTTAAAGGTTTACTCTAATACATCAGCTTCTAATTTAGATGAAGCTCAAGTAACCTCAACATCAACAGTTAAATGTGATTACATTAAAACTCCAGCTGACGTAACTTGGGGTTTTACAACAGTTAGTTCTACTAATTCTACATCAGGCGTAACTACTAAATCATCTTTGTATAATGCTTCAACTTCTACTAATTTTGAACTTCATGAATCAGAAGAAGTTAACTTAGTTAATAGAATTTTAGTGTTATCAGGTGTAGTTATAAGAGATGATGTTTTAGTTAGAACTATAGGTGCAGAAGAAATAAATGATATTAAACAAGAAAAAGGATAATTAAATGGCGATAATAAATCAAACACAAGCAGCATATTACGCCGATGGTAATAGTGCTAACTTTGGCAACTATCAATTTGTATCTTTAATAGATATTATAAAAGCTTTTCAAGTGGTATATGTTGGTGAAGGAAAATTAATAGATAAAGCTAGCAAAACAGATATAGCTTTTCATGCTCAAAGAGCTTTAGCTGAAATGTCATTTGATACTTTTAAATCTGTTAAAGCTATAGAAATAGAAGTACCTAACACACTTTTAATGACGTTACCACAAGATTATGTTAATTATACTAAAATATGTTACGTAGATAATTCTGGTATACAACACCCATTAGTTCCTGCTAGGGTTACTAGCAATCCAACTAATCCAAGTCAAACTGGTTCTATAGGTAATGAAAATTTTATTGATGCAGCTGCTGATGGTAATATAGATTTAGAATCTGAGTCTGATGCTTGGGCTAGATATAAAGCTTTAGTTCCAACAGAAAATCAAAATCATGATTATGATTATGATGACGATATTTACGATGCTAATATTGGACAGCGTTACGGTATTGATCCAGCTCATGCTCAAATAAACGGATCTTACTATATAGATGATAAAAAAGGTTTTATACATTTTAGTTCTAACATAAGTGGTAAAATAGTTATAGTTGAATATATAAGTGATAGTTTAGGTACAGAAGCTGAAATGAAAGTTCACAAGTTTGCTGAAGAAGCTATGTATAAACAAATAGCTTACGCTATACTATCTAATAAATTTAACGCTAGTCGTGCTAGTATTATAAGATTAAAAAAAGAAGCTAGAGCTGCTAAGAGAAATGCTAAGCTAAGATTATCAAATATCAAAATATCTGAAATTACTCAGATTTTAAGAGGAAAGTCTAAACATATAAAACACTAGTTTATGCCAGAGATTAAGCATAACTTTATAAAAGGTCGAATGAATAAAGACTTTGATGAACGCCTTGTACCTAATGGCGAATATCGAGACGCTTTGAATATTGAAGTATCTACGTCTGAAGGTTCTAATGTTGGTGCTGCTCAAACTGTTAAAGGTAATACTTTATCTACAACAAAAGATCAAAATAGCAATAGCTTTACTTTAAGTGATAATGCTATAACTGTAGGCTCGCACGCTGATGAATCAACTAAAACAATATTTAACTTTATACACAAAGCTAGCGATTTAACTTCTACTGGTACTTTTAGTGGACGTACTAGATTTGAAGGTTATAGGTCGGATGTTATATCTATGTACACAGCTTTATCTGCTGGAGAAGATGGTGTTGTTTATCCTTTAGTAACAGATGTTTATGAAAGTAGAATAAGACCAACTGAGTTTCAAACTTCCGCAAACGGTATTATAACAGGTGTACCTACAGAATCTATAGAAGTTTCACCTGGTGTTAATGTTGATTATCCTAAAGGTGTTAGAGTTGGTATGAGAGTTAGACTAGTTAATCCTAGTGGTGTTGATTTATATGGTGGTGATAAAGTTATTGTAAAACATGTTTTAGCTTCAACACCTAGTGATAGTGCAAAAATAATAACAACAAAACCTATTAGTAATTTTATTTTTAACTCTGTAAATGATAACCAAGGTTTTGTATTTAAATTTACATCGGATAGAATATTAAACTT